TGCCATCATAATTAAGTATCAGAAAGCAAGATGTGAGTACAATCGCTCACATACGACACCCTGTAAACCGATTAATCGGAGGTATGGGTCATACCTTAATCACCAAGATTAAACCTCTCAATGCATCCCACCAAGTCAAGGTTATGATAAAACGCATTTGAGTTCCTACGTAAGGACTTTTCGGCCTTGAGCCTAATCGGATCCCTCTTGAGACTCTCCAAAGTTTCCCATTGACTATAGGTTTGATTTTTTGAGCAGCTACCTTGGTGCACACACTTACCACACTTGCTACAGCAGCCGATCTTGGCACACCGACGCTTGAAAGCAGAACGGGAACACCCCCGGCCCAAAATTTCTCTCGGAAGCCGGCGGTATATTTTATTCAACACACGAACACGTTTAACTATATCTAAACACACTTCAGGAGGTAAAACTACATTCAAACACAAATACGCACACACTAGGGTACTATCCATCTTATCAACAACCACGATTGGGTAAATTCACCTTAGCATCACAACCGAACATCCCGCCAGAAACATCAGTCGAATTATTAGCAAACCTCCTACTCCGGTCAGAACCACTTAAAGCCAACTTCTTATGCGTGAAGAAAGCGACATAATTCTCAGGGGTAGGTCTAACAACCAAGCCCTCCGCTGGCTGTATTGCCGCTGGACTCTCCACGAAATCAAAAGTATCGAATGCCGCAAATCTGTCGTCGTACTTGAAGCCTTTCTTAGCCCAGTCCTCGGGGGGTTGATTAGTGATGTGCATGTAATTCCATGTGATGGGTGCAAAGCTCCGACAAACCTGCCTTAAGGAACTGAACTTCTTAATTACTGCGAAAGCTGCATCTCGGGTAATAGAACCTGTGGGGAAATCAATGGTGCCCTTTGGGTTGACAAATGGGGAAGAGCCCACGGAAGTGCAATAACGAGCGATGTCCCAAAAAGCAGCAGCCATCTTTTCTTTCGGAACTCCCAAGGCTTCAAATTGAGCGCTAATTTTTCCCAACTCCTCAGCAGTTGCGCAAGCATTAGATTCAGCACGCCATCCGAGTTTTTGCAGGTCATCCAAAGTGGGACTCGAGAAGACGTTGGAAGGATCCACTTTCATTTTATCACTCACTGGTAAGCGCACACGGCCGTCCTCCCAACCACCATTCACAATAACACTACTGCTTAAACTCTTGACTTTGAGCTCTTTCAATTTCTGGAATCGCTTGAGCAAATTCTCTTGCAACTTCTCCTCATCTTTAATGAACTCCAACACATCTCCACCACCGGAACTTGCATCCAACTTCTCCTTGGCTAACCGAACCTTCTTCTGTTCTTCTGTTTCTGACATTAAGTTTATCAATAGCTAACTTGCTGACCTAAAAGTATCACAATTTCGGTATGCGCAAAGTTTTAGCGTAATCGATAAATTCAGGTGTGAAATCGCAACCTCTAATGACTAAACTATGTCCACTAATCACCACAACACAACTATTATCAGAATTACCTATATACGTAGATACACACAGAACTACCACAAAAGATACTAAAAATAGTGCTACCAAACGACTATCCAACATGTGAGCAGCACCTACGTTTATTTGAGTTACGACTTAAAAGGAATATAACTGCTACCAATAACACCACAAGCAATGCCGGTGCAGGCCCACTGTCCAAACTGTTCTTATAACTCTTACTCCCTCCTGGTGATCCGTAGAAGATACGTTTCGTACCGTCTTGGTAATAACCACCGTGCGGCAAATTGTGAATATTATCCCCAACTGCAGGCAATGTGTTCCTTGTAAGAGCGAAAATGAGCAAAGCTAATCCAGCTCCTATGGAGATAGCTAGAAAAGATTGACTGTGGTCAGGCGGAGGTGTCAAAGGCATTACCGCACAATCGTAACTCGCAAAGTTCTGGAATTAGTATCAACAATGACCTACGCGCGCGAGTGACTGCACAATAAAATTTTGCTTTATCTTGATCTTCAATCTCAGTACTGCTGAGGATGAGCGTCACTACTTCAAATTCTTTACCAACACAATCATCAACTGACTTATGCTCACAGGAGTGTCTAGACAAAAGTTCATGCACCTCTCGGTCGAAACTTATGATGGTTCCCTCAAGCTCTGCGTCGAAAATCTTCTCAAATCTCAACGTCCCCGGGGCACTACCCTCAATAGAAAATCCTAATTGTTGGAGAAACTTACACACGACTAGCGGTACCCTATGGGAATGACTTTTAAACCAGTTGGAAGGTATGCACAAGTTCTCCGCTTTATAAAACTGTGAAACGTCACCGAACACAGCAAACGGTTTTAGGCTCTGGTAATCACCCCTCTGAAACTCATCCACAACTACGTAATCACAATCTTCTGCAACTGCCCTCTCAGCTACGCTCCGGATATGTCTTCCAGTAACGGAGGGAAAATCAGGGGTGCCAAAAGTGTAGGCCTGAAACCTTGTATCTGCGCTCAGCAAACGTCGAATAGCAGTTGTTTTACCGGCACCTGGAACTGCCAACACCACGATAGGTTTACCCACTAACACACTTGATCTAGTAAAACCACACGACTCTAAACAGTTAAATAACACATCCATATACTAATCAAACTACATGGTGACCACCTAAACCTCAAGCATTGCGGAAGAGCTCAGCCACATCTGACTTCATCAGATGCTTATTCCGCACAATAACGCGAACACAGTTGTAAAAGGCCTCCAACTCCTCTTCATTCATGTGGTTAACTGCGAGCTCGCCCTTCTTGTAGGCATAAGAAACTTCGATAGCGTAATTATCTATACAATCACGCAGTACATTGCGCTCCTTAGCTATGCATAGCCTTTCAAAAACCAGCTGAGGTAACTTGTAAATGCCAAAGTGTGTGAGGTTCCAACCACAAAACGTGGGTTTCTCCAAGAAATCCACTTTTGCTTTGAGCTTTAACTTACTGAGGAAATCCTCAAACTTTGTACTCACGCGCAGCCTTTTTGAGGCACACATGTCATCGCCTGCGAAACATATGGCCTCAGTGCCATTCAGTTCATACCTCAAGAATGTAAAGAGCATGTTGGCCATAGTATTGAACAAAAAGGTGCTAGCCTCGCCAGAAAACCTCATAATGGCGAAATTACCAAGCTTGCAACCTAGATGAGTTTTGATGAACTTGTAGTCTTCGATAAGGTCCCTTGGCAGCCCTAGATACCTCATCAATTCCACTTCAAAAGCCATTATATAATGATCCTGGGAGGCATCAAAAGCTTCGTAATCTGATTCTGTGCAGACCCCAGTGAAGTTGGATTTAATGACCCAATCATTAAGCTCTTCCAGACCTTTCCCAGAATGCACGTAGAAATTCTTTGGAAGATTCTCTGTCAAGACTTTCTCTATGTATCTCATATAAGGTGCAAATCTGCACAAAACAGCGTGTTGGAAGCACACAATGGTTTGCGCAGCTTTTGCCTTTATAAATCTGTTGCCCCATTTGGTGCACAACTGTGATTTGCTAAAGACCATACTCATATCAATCAGCCAATCCTTACAACTACGGCCTGCATGATTTTGTATCGTTGCCCCACTCTTGCTGCATTTTTTGATCTCAAAGTCCCTCCTTGCTTCCTCCATTAAATCCGCCCTTTGCTGTCGCTTCAAAGGTATCCTTTTGAGAAACTCCTTGAGTAAGAAGGGACCATACATCTCAGCCTCCCTGATTTTCGCTGTTTCAATTGCGGGTTTAGAAAATCTCAAGCGTTTCTTCACCGCCATCAGAAATGTGAGTGTATCTGAAGCTTTATGCCTTGGGTAAATCGCTTCGAACCGCTCTGCAGCATTGGTGAGTTTTTGGCCCTTATTCCTGCTGTGTTCATCACAAAACTGTTCAGTGACTAAACCCTGGAATTTGTACTCCCTCTCAGCCTTATCCATTATTCTGTGCACCCATCTAGATCTCAAAACTTCTCTCTCACATTTAGGCAGGTGTGTTTTGAACCATGAATTCTGCTCCACAAACTCAGCCATCTCAGCGTCTTGCATATCGGGATCCTGACCTAAGAAAATCTCACTCTTCAACCAAGGATCACCCATTAATTTCTCCTCCAAGACCCCTTCAGATTTGCCAACACTTTCGGTGAAATTACGTACGAAGGTGCAATCCCCAGGAAGGTACTCCTTCAAATCATCCACTGTAGCTTGTTTTGTGAGAAAAGAGCCTAAGCAACGCCCTTTGAACCTTCTGCAAATTTCTTCAAAATTCAGATCGAGTGAATTTAACAAACAAATATTCTCTCTGAACCGAGACAAAGCTGTCAACCACCTTCTCTCCGAGGTCATTACAGAAGCGTGGCTCACCAAGACTGTACCTTTGCTGAAAGTCCTACCAGTACTTTCCCCAAAAGTTAGTATTTCACAATCATTGCCATACAACCCTTCAATTATGCGTTTTTCAGCGAAACTACTAACCAAGACCACTTTCCTGAAATCCAATGGAACATCTAGTGCCCCATCAAGCCCATCAAACAGTAGAAATGCCTCATTCTCCACCAAACCTGAACGCTCAAACTCACAAGGCAGACGACCTACAAATAATTCATTTGTAAATCGATAACTCTTAATCATGAACTTGTACTTAGCTTTCCGCAACAAGGAAACAAGGTCTCCCTCAAAATGTCCAAGCACCCCGCGATCACCTGCACTATCGTAATCACTTTGACAAGGATCGCCCACCAGGAAAATCTCACAACTGAGATCCAGCAAACCACAAACGGAATCTAAATATCCTGGGGGGAACAACTGTGCCTCATCCAAGAAGATTAAAGTTCCTGGTGCAACATCAGATGCTTTTTTAAGGAAAGTTTCAAAAGTGTAAGCTGCCCAATTAGCCTTTTTGAGATGCTTCTTGCCACTACTGCCATCCTTGACCCCAAGTTCATTGTACATTGCTTGCTGCACATCCAGCATTAACCCCTTTCTAGGCGAAACAAAAGTCAACCTACAACCCTTGTTCTTCTTGAAGAGCCTTTTGAATATGCTACTTTTCCCTGCACCAAAGGTACCGAGTATGCAACAAACTTTCCTGGCCACGCTAACTTTTGACGGATCGAGTTTGATCAAATCTGCATCATTAAATAACTTTGAGCTAACAACCCCCGTCCTAGCTTTGTACAGACTACTTAACAGCACATCCGCTTTTTGTTCATCCACTTTGAAATCAAGCGCTGTACCACTAGCCCTCAGTAGCAAAAGTTCTTCCGCCTTGATTTGTTTCGCTTTAACTCCAGCACTAGAACTTTCCTTTAAGGTTTTGAAAACCTTGAAAGGTCTTTCACCTACAAAGGACAGATGACCATCAACCAATTGAAAAACTTTCTTGAACACCCCAGTTTCATTGAAAATATACTCACTTCCCTCATATTCCACCATAGCACAAATATCGAAATACGCAAAGTAGTGCTTCAATTCTTCCAACAACACTCCTTCAGCTTTTCCAATCGATTTGAGATACCCCTCATTCCCAGATCGGCAAAAGGCTCTGTAAACATCCTGATAATTTCTGTCCAGTGCATTGCTTATGGAATCGAGCACACACCCATTCTTTGGCAGAAGCGGCATGTAATGCGCACGACCGAAGGTTAAGGCAATCACACGACCTTCTCCCCCGATCTTCCTGAATTCCATCGACCCATGACCATCTGTGCCGTAAATGAGAAGATTCAAATCAAATAAATTTGAACATATGCATATAGCCTCAAACTCAGCAAACTGCCCCTCTGCGAATTGCCCATTGGGGACTTCATCAACCTCAATCCCAAGTTCGTAACCCATCCTATTTATGCACACCTGCTTCAACTCCAACCCTTCAACACCCAAGAAGTAACCAACTGAATGCCAGAAGCAATTGCCATCGCTAGGAACTTCCAAGGGTACAAAACCACTGTCTGCATTTTCGGCCAGTCTGCAAACACTGACTCCATAACACTCACAGATAACGCTTTCATCACTACTCTCACTAACATCATCACTGAAACGCTCAGGCGGACTCACTTCAGGTTCCGCCACACATGCCAATCTCCTGAAGGTGAGCGAGATGCGTCCTACTGAGCAACGACTAACGCTATGCTTATGGGTATCTTGAAAACCTTCTGGCATCACAAAGAAAACATCACCATGCAATTCTTCAACTGCACGCCCTACATCGCATTTAATTGAGAAAGTGCAATCGCCAGCAAACTGGAACGTCGCTACTGCGCCATGTGCAACGAAACACTTCTCATCATCTGCATGAAAACCTATTCCCTGTCCATCTCCATACCTTTGAGCCAGCACACAATTATAGTAGTCAACTTCCAAATCATGCGCGAACAACAGGTCGTCGAACCAATCGAGCCAACCCTTGCTTTCATGTGTCCCTCCATTGTAAGTATAACCTTCCAAGTTCCTGGAGTAGAAACTAGCCATCCTGCCACGCAGACTATCAGTAAACTCTAACTCATTGAGAAAAGGGCAAATAGCTCTTGTAACTTGCATTTCCAACCCACAACCACATTCAAAGCAATTGCACAC